AAAGAGATGGCAAAAGATGTTTAAAAAGAAAAAGTATACAGTTATCCGTCAAGCAATATCAAAAGACCTAGCAGCTTTTGTTGCAAACTATTTTAGTATGCAGAAACAAGTTTATGATACTTGTAGAGCACAAAGATATATTTCACCATTTGAAAACATCATAGGTCACTATGAAGGCAGAGATGAACAGATACCAGAAACTTATAGTCAGTATTCTAATATTGCTATGGAAACTTTAATGCTTAAATGCCAACCTAAAATGGAAGAAGTAACAGGACTTAAATTATATCCTGCTTATACATATGCTAGAATATATAAAAAAAGTGATGAATTAAAAAGACACAAAGATAGATTTAGTTGTGAGATATCAACTACTATGAATCTTGGTGGTGATGATTGGCCAATATATCTTGAGCCATCTGGAAAAGAAGGTATGAAAGGTATTAAAGTAGATTTAAAACCAGGGGATATGTTAGTATATTCTGGATGTGAATTAGAGCATTGGAGAAATAAATTCAAAGGTAAGGAATGTGTTCAAGTTTTCTTACATTATAATAATCGTAAAACACCAGGCGCTAGAGATAATATGTTTGATAAAAGACTTCATTTAGGACTTCCTTCTTGGTTTAAACGATGATATAATCTTTGATGGAAGCAAGGCACCACCACATATCCTTGCTTCCTTCAAATATTATAGGAGTTAAAATTGTTAGGTCTTAATGCTATATCACAAGCGCCAATAGCCTCTTTAGGTAGTGGCGATATTATTATTAATGTATCTGGCCAACAAGCCGTTATTTCTTTAGGTAATACTTCTGTTGTATCTTCTTATCTTATAACTGGTCAACAAATTAATGCTTCTGTAAATTCAGTTATTATTGAATCTGAACAATTTTTACCTATAACTGGTCAACAAGTAAATACATCAATAGGAACTTACTCCATATCAGGTGATGGAAATATGACCATTGTAGTTCCTGAATTAGAAGTAACTACAGCTTTAGGAAATCCATTATTATCTACGAATGATTTTATAGGGATAACAGGTCAAGAATTAATTGCTGGATTAGGTACTATAATTCCTCAAACTGAAAATTTAATTTCTATTGTAGGACAAGTTTCTAACACAAATACAGGTACTATTATAACAAGTACTTCTAATGTATTAGATATAACTGGTCAAGAAATGACAATAACACTAGCTACAGTAATAACTAGCACGGGAAATACAGTTGATATTGCAGGACAACAAATTACTGTTATACCAGCTACTTTAAGATTTTGGGATCCAATTCCGACAGGAGGAAATGTTACATGGACTAACATTACTACAGGAAATACAATTACTTGGACAAATATTTAATAATTTACAAAATAACAAAATAGGAGTATAAAATCGTATGGCTTCATCTTATTCATCAGACCTTAAATTAGAGCTTCAAGCTACTGGAGAAAATGCTAGTACTTGGGGTGATAAAACTAATAATAATTTAAATCTTATACAACAAGCAATTGCTGGTTACGAAGCAATAGATGTTGCGTCATCAGATGTTACTTTAGTTATGACTGACGCCTCTATTTCAAATGCAAGAAATATGATTTTAAAATTTACTGGAACTTTAGCAGCAACCAGACAAGTTTTAGTTCCTAACGGAATTGAAAAATTTTATATTATTCAAGATGCGACTTCTCATAATGGAAATACTTTAACTTTTAAAACAGCAGGTGGAACTGGTTTTACTTTAGAAGAAGGTAAAATAAGTGCGGCATATTCAGATGGTACTAATATTACTGCTGTTAATTTAAATACTTTACAAGGAACTATTGGAACTGCACAAATTGCTGATAATGCAATTACAACTGCCAAAATAGCTGATGATAATGTAACAACTGCAAAAATACCAAATGATGCAATTACAACTGCAAAAATTTTAAATAACAATGTTACAGAAACAAAAATTTTAGATGGAGCAGTTACAACGAATAAATTAGGAACTGATGCAGTAACTGCTGCAAAACTTCAAAGAAAATTTACAATAAGTACATCTAATCCATCAGGCGGAAATGATGGAGATATTTGGTTTAAATATTCATAGGAGTTTAAATGGCTGTTTACAAATTTTATTTCTCTACTAATGAGAACTCTAATTTAGAAGAAACTTATACATCTTCTACTAACATAAAAACTGTAGATCAAGAATTTAAAAATCAAAAAGGAAATGTAATATCAATTACAAGAATTGATATTTTATCAGATCCAGATCAAATTAATACAGACGAAGCACTAGGATATACAAGATTATAATGGCTAATACTTATGCAAAAGTTTCAGGAACATTCCAAGAGATAGAAAACGCATACGGAAAAGTATCAGGCGTTTGGCAAGAAGCAGATGAAATTTATGCAAAAGTATCAGGTACTTGGGAATTAGTATTTGCTGCATTTACACCAGGTACAATACAAACCTTAAGTTCTGGTTCAGGAACATTTACTGTTCCTGATGGAGCTAATGCATTACATATTCAAGCCGCAGTCGGAGGTGGTGGTGGAGCTGCAGGTGGTGTTAGTTATGATAAGGCTAATGGTGAATCTGCAGGAGCAGGTGGAGGATCTGGAGGTTATGTATCAGATCAAATTTATTCTGTAACTGAAGGCGAAACAATTAGTTATTCAATTGGATCAGGAGGAGCGGGAGGAAACCAAACTCCTAATTTTGGACAACCTAAAATAGCTGATGCTGGTACTAATACTACTTTATCTGGATCAACTACTGGTGCTATTTTTACTTTAGGTGCAGGTGGAGGATCATCAGGAACTGGTGGAGGAGTGCAAGGTCCTTTAAGAACAAACACTGCGGGAACCGCAGGTACAGGAACTATTTCAGTAACACCTATAAGTTCAGGTACTTTTAGAGATTCAGATGGCACTACAAAAAATGTAACGACTTTAACAAGCGGTCCTGTTGGAACATTTAATCAATCAGGTAATGGAGCTGTTGGAGATTTAAGTGGTTCAGGAAACTGTGGTGGAGATAACTGTAGAATAAATGGTTTTGATGGTGGGGATTCTTATGCTGGAAATATAACTGGTGGTAGTGGAGGATCATCATCAGGTGCTGGAACTAATGGTGGAGCAGGAACTAGAGGATCAGGCGGTGGTGGAGGTGCTGCTCAAACAAACAGCGGTAATACACAAGGTGCTACAGGCGGAAATGGTGAAATTCAATATAGGTTTTTAAGAGTTCAATAGTATATTATAGAAGCCTATGGCTAATATATCTAAATGGTTTGGTTATCCTATTTACATAACTAAATTAGAAAATTTTGAAAAGATAAATAAAAAAATATTACCTATTATAATAAATAATATAACTCCTACTAATTCTCAATATTCTAAAACTACAGATATAAAAGCAAAAGATTTACAATCAATAGATGATAATTTACATATTGATAAAAGATTTAATGAACTTTATAATGAAATAACAAAAGTAATTGAAGGTTGTTTATTAGCTCAAAAATATAATTTAGATTTATTTGAAATATATATAACAAAATCTTGGGCTACCTTATCGACTAAAGAACAATTTATATCTTATCATAGACATATGAGTAGTCATTTTAGTTTTGTTTATTATCCACAAGCTCACGAACAAGGAAATTTATTTTTATTAGATGATGATGCTCATAAAGTAGGATTAAACATACCAAAAAGAGAACCTTATTTTACAGAATGGAATCAAAATAATTATGGTAAAGCAGAGTATCCAGCAGAGACAGGTAATATAATTATATTTCCATCTATGATGTTTCATGAAACTGGTAAAAATAATAAAGAAAAACCTAGAATATCAATTTCAGGAGATATTTTACTTACTATGAAAAAAGGTATTAAATCAGAACATAATATACCTAGTCCAGATACTTGGAAAAAGCTATAAAATAGGCTTACTTCTTTCTTTTATTTAATATATAATAACAAAAAAATAGTATAAATTTATGCCATTAACTCAATTAAATTTTCAACCTGGAATAGATACTGAAAACACACCTACAGGTGCTGAAAGTAAATGGATAGATTGTGATAAAGTAAGATTTAGAAAAGGTCTTCCACAAAAAATAGGTGGATGGACAAAATTTAGTACAGGTTATTATGTTGGAGTAGGACGAGCTTTAGAACAATGGTTTGGTCTAGATGGTGGTCGTTACGAAGCTCTAGGAACAGATAGAAAAATTTATGCTTATGCTTCAGGAACAAGTCAAGATATTACTCCTATAAGATCAACTGATGCTTTAACTAATGCCATTAGTACTACAAATGGTAGTAATATAATTACTATTATGGATACTGGTCATGGAGCTTCTCAAGGAGATTTTGTAACTTTAAGTAATGTTAGTACAACAGTAGGTGGAATTCCAGCATCAACTCTTGATGCAGAATATGAAATATTAACTATATCAAATACTGATGCTTATACTATTCAAAGTAGTGCTACAGCAAATGCTAATGTTGCTCCTACTGGTAATTGTACTGCAACTTATCAAATAGGTATAGGACCTTCTATTCAAACTTTTGGTTTTGGTTGGGGATCAGGTACTTGGAACACTGGAACATGGGGAACACCAAGATCATCTTCTAATGTAGTTCTTGATGCTCGGCTATGGTCGATAAATAATTGGGGTGAAGATTTAATTATCACTCAAAAAGATGGAGCAACTTACGAATGGAATTTATCTGGTGGTATGACTAATAATAGAGCTACAGCAGTTGCTAATGCTCCTTCTAATTCTACTCTGTCAATGATATCAACAGAAACTAGACACGTAGTATGTTTAGGTACAGAAACTGAAATTGGAAATACTGCAAGTCAAGATAAAATGTTTATAAGATGGTCTGATCAAGAAAATTATAATCAATGGTCACCTAATGTAGTCAACTCTGCTGGATCACAAAGAATTGCTGGAGGAAGTGAAATACGTTGTGCAAGACCTGCAAAAGGTACTATGCTAGTATGGACAGATACAACAATGAATTCTATGTCTTTTATTGGTCCTCCTTTTATATTTGGTTTTAGACAATTAGGTAACGACTGCGGAGCTGTTGGTCTTAACTCTGCGATAGTAATAGATGATATTGCTTATTGGATGTCTGATGGACAATTTTTTAGATACGCAGGATCAGTTCAAGAAATACCTTGTCCTATATTAAATCATGTATTTGACGATATTAATAAAGCTCAATACTCACAAGTTTATGCTGGACAAAATTCTAATTTTTCTGAAGTGATATGGTACTATTGTTCTAGTGCCTCGGATCAATGTGATCGATATGCTATTTATAATTATTTAGAAAACTCTTGGTATTTTGGAACTATGAATAGAAGTACTTATCAAGATAATGGAGTTGAATTAAATCCTTTAGCTACAGAGTATTTTCCTAATTCTAATGTAACTTCTATAACTACAATAAATGGTGTAACTCAAGGAAGAAGTATAATCTATGCTCAAGAATCAGGAGTAAATGCTGATGGACAACCTTTAGCTTCTTATATACAATCAGGTGATGGAGATATTGCTGATGGTGAAACTTTTAGTTTTATTAATAAAATAATACCTGATTTTCAAAATCAAACTGGTAATGCAACTATTACTTTAAGAGTAAAAGACTATCCTAATGATACAGCTACAGTAGGAGAAACTTTGACTGTAAGTAATACTACGAGCTTTTTAAATACTCGTATTCGAGGAAGACAAACTAATGTAAAAATAGAAAATAGTGCTCTAGATGATAATTGGAGATTTGGAACATTAAGAGTGAACATAAAACAAGATGGAAAAAGATAAATATATAATAAGACCAGCTCGTATATCGGATGCTGTTAGAATAAGAGAATTACTTAAAACGTGGCTTACAGAGGCTCCATTTAACTTTGGAAATACTAATAATACTAAAGCTCTTGAAAATATAGTATTTTACATTAAGAATAGTTTTGTTATAGTAGTAGAACATGAAAATATTATTGTAGGAACATTGGCTGCAACAGTCGATGAAACATGGTATAGTGACAAAAAGTTCATGAGAACTTTATGGTTACATGTTAATCCTAAACATAGAAACTTTAGGATCTTTCGTTCTATAATGGTAGTTTTTAAAGAATACGCACTAGCAAATAAAGTAACTGCGATATGCGAAATCTTTCAAGGTAAAGACGTTGAAAGAAAAGATAAAGCTTTTAATAAATTAGGATTTAAAGTTATCGGAGGAACTTATATAGTCAATGGGTAGTATTTTCAAACCAAGTGTTACAACAGTTCAGGCACCATCGCAGTCTCAGACTAGCTATGATATTCCTGAATATTTTAAAGAAATTCAAGAAAGAACTTTAAGACGAGGTGAACAAGAATTTAATAAACCTTA